GGCTCCTTATGCAATGCGAAGAATCGCGTTAGAACTGTTTGCAGTTGGAAACTGCACAGTAAGTGAAATGGTAGAAGTTTTGTCTGAACCAAAATCCAACACGCAAACAGTCGGATTACTTCCGCCCAATTTGTATATCAGAGCACCGCGTGCAGTTATCGCGCCGTTCCAAGTAACGTTGGAAAACGAAATGTACGTGACGTTATTAGACGACGTTGGCGTAACAGAAACCGGTAGAGCTATGCCACCTGCGCTGTAACCTGTAGCTACAACTTCGTTTAGGTTTGTGTAGACAGCCGTATCAGGCCCCAATGTAGCTGAGCCTGTATACAACGCAATCTTAAATGAATCGGTGGAAAAGTTATACGCACCGTTCGCTAAGCCGGTCTTAAAAGCATCGGTAGCGCCTTGTTGGAGAGCCATTAAGTCACCGCCTGTCTATACTGACCAGAACGATAAGCATCCTGACGCTCCATACCATCGCCCAGACGTTTAGCCAACGCAAGTGCTTCTTGATATTTGCCGTTGTACAGCGCCATCATGTCAGTCTCACCCTTCATGTAGGTGTAAGCCTCAACCAACGCTCCATACAAAAGCACTGAGTCAAAGTTATCACCAAGCCATGTAGTTCCCGCAGTCACAATAGACTCGGGGTAGAAATAGTAATGCAACTCAACGTTGTAATTTGCATTAGGTGTTGGGCCAAGTATGAATGACAGTTCTGCTGCATTTGTAGACTGCGGCCCAAACAGCGCGTAATACTTGGGGGTGTCGGTATCTGTTGGTAATGGATACGCTTGACGAATAAAGTTAACGTCTTTGTTCAACAAGTATTCGTACGTGCCATCCGCTTTAATAACTGCCATTGAGTACACAGCTAAAAAGTCGTTAGGGCAAGCAAGATACTTGTTGTTGGTAGACATCACACCCGTCACATTCTTGCGAATAGACGGGAATTGAACCGTGTTGTAAATACGCTGCTCAGCCTGCTGAACGAACACGGGTATCTCAGCGATAAAGTTCGCTTCGGTGTTCTCCGTGTACGCCTGAATGTTAGAGCTAAGCGCAGCGTAATTCATGCCATTGGGCCTCGAGACATCAGACCTTTAGTAGCCGCACCTGTACCGCGCATTTTAATGCCGCTGGTCTTAGTTGGCTTATAGCCTTGGCTACGAGAGTTAGCCACGTTAGTAGGCGTCTCCCGCAGATATTTAGCGTTGTCTTCTACACCAGCTTCTTGGATAGGGACAGGTTTAGGCTGACGGTAAATTTTTGTAGCCATGATTAACCTCCGCGACCAACAGAGCGTTGGTTCATCACTTTAGCCATGTTGCGGCCATACTTAAGCATGTCGCTGTTTGTCTTGCCACCAGCACGAAGTTTGGTTGGGGTCTTGCCGGGGTGCATGTTTTTCTCATGTTTACCAACAGCAGACTTAATCATCTTCTTGTCTTGGGCTAAATCTTTCTTGTCCATGTTCGACTCCTTATGTCGTTGTAACCGTAACTGTACCAACTTCCACGTTTAAAACCAAGTAGTTTGGTGTTAAACCATCATCAGGGCCACGTGCCCCACCAACGGGGTTCCACCCCCACTGAAAAACTCGACTACCCTGCTCTGGAAACCCATTAGCATCCGCTGCGGTGCTATTGGTATTTGTAAGCTGTAATCCACTCAAACCAGACTGATAATAACTCCGATCAGGGCGAGGATTCCTCAAGCCTTGTGGATCATCAACCGGGTACATACCTAGTTGCAACTGTGGCTGATCTGGATCCCAGCACTCAGGGCACACCAACAAGTCGTAGTTCTTCGTCTTGATGATCTCTTTACGCAATACTTTTAACTTAAACCGCTGATCGCAACGGTCGCACTGCGCAATCGCCCATTTGCCAGAAGCAAACCGATTACTCATCAGGTGCCCCCAATATACTGCTGACGAGGTACAAACCGCACAGCGGCCTTCTCTCGGTCTTCCGTAGCCGCTAACTCCCAAGCGTCGTCATATTGCTGCTTCAATACAGGTAAGCGCTCAGCGCCACCGGCGACTTTCAACGCTAAGTAGTACGCTAGGCCAGCGGCCAAGCAAGGGATAAATCTAAATGGGATGTCCATCACGTTCACACCGCCACCAGCATCTTGGGTGCGGCGCAAGCGCCAGTAAACAAACGTGTACTGCTGGGCTGAATCTGGAGTTGGCCAAACTGTAATAGCCGGAACTTGCGCCCAGTACACAGTAGCTGCTGCAGTGTGAGCTGCGGCAATCGTATCTTGTTGGCCACGGAAGCAGTTGTAGAGCGTGCCGGACGTAGCGTTTGTGTTCTGCGTGATGTAGCCGTAATTGATGATCTCGTCATCAATCTTAATGAAACCAGTTGCTGGGATTGTTAAGTCAGCCTGCGTTGAAGCTACGTTAGCTTGCGTACGGATAACATGCTCAATCAAATCCACTGTGTCGTCTGGCAAAGCGTACGTGTTCTGGCCCTGTACCAGAGTGATCTCACCCTGCTCAATCGTCCACATATTGATGCCGCGATTGGCCCAATCTGCGAACATAATGTTTAAACTGCGGCGTGCAGTACGCAGGTCATAGCCAGTACGCAACTCGCCACCGGCGCGTTCAAACGCCTCCTCGACTAATTCATCGAGTTGGAGATTGAAGCTTGATGCGCCAGAAGTAATTGCCATTATCTAAACCCTGCTGTTTTCTTTGCGATCTTTTTTGGTTGGGCTACGAATTGTTTCCCGGCCTTTTTGCCCTTACGTTTCGCCAACGTTGTTGCAGCGTACTCAGCAGGGCTGAGACTTTTGATCGCAGCGCTTGGAAGATATCTTTCACCCGTGTCAGAAGAGCGTTTGCCACTTTTGGTTCTCCATTTTTGGTCGCCCCAGTCCTTTAATGATTTCTGAGGCGCTTTCAATCTCGATACCCCCCGCCTGCTGCTTTATATTTCTTAGCAACAAGTTGAGCCTTACGTGCTGACCACTGCCCTGCACCTGTACCTTGCGTTGCTGCGGCTTTTACTTGGGACACAATCCGCTTGCGCAAACTAGGCTTTGTGTAATTGCCAGCAGCGTTTACTTTACCGCCATCAGCGTACTGAGTGAAGTCAGTGTCATCCCGGCGAGCCTTACGCTTTCCGCTTGGCATTTTGCTGGCGCGAATAGCGCCCATACCACGGGATGCCATCATAGTTACACCTCAATACATCTTGCAGTTGGTCTTACCTTTTGTGGCAATACCATCTGCTCGTTTAGAAGCTGAGCCAACTGAGCCACCATTTTTATAGGCGTTACCCATTTCGTCCACTCTAGGCATTTCTGTCTGTCGAGAGTTCATTTGTACTTCACGCATAAACTTTTTTGAGACGCCTTTGGGTTTAGCACTTAGAGGGGCTTCTTCAGTGTTACGCAATGACTTGGTGTAAGCTTTTTCGGCTTTAGCACGCATTTTTTCGTCGCGTACATCCTCAGGGGTTTTGTACTCAATATCAGCCATGATTAGCTCCTTAGCAGGACTTGCCGCCCATGTTCATCTTCTTCATACCGCCAGCTTTCATGCCCAGAGGCGTGCCGCCCTTCATGGAGATCATTGTGCCTTTTGACAAGCCCTTTGATTGGATGGCGTGCTCGCCCTTACCTTTGTTGCCGCCAGATTTAACAGCGCCCATTTTGGCTGTAGTGATACCGTTACCAGTACTACCACCTTTTGCCATTTTCTTTGTAGCCATGATTCCACCTTCTTTCATAATTGACATCTTCCCATGAAGAGTCTTGGGTTTGTTGACTTTTTGAAGATCGGGGCGAGACGTATTAGTGTCTTTACCAAACTTCATTCCTTTACTAGCTCCACTAAACTCTTTTGCAACTTTTACAGGAACGCCCGCTGCTTTAGCAAAAGCTGGGTTGTGAGCCGCAGCGTCCATGAACTTCTTTTGTTTTTCACTCGTCGCTGGCATTTGAGCCTCTCTTGCGATTAGTTATTTCACGAACGGTGTCAGACTCCCAAATACGAAGGCCAAGATAAATGATTGTGAACAAAGAAGCCAAAGGCGGAAGCCACGTAGCCATAACGCCAACAGTTGTTAATACTGCTGCGCCATCTGCGACTGCTTTAGCTGTGTCATGCTGGGTCATACCATCCGCCCTTTTGTCTTGCCTTTTGTAGCGCAGCCATCAGCCGCAGTTACATATCCGCCATCAGCGCAATTCCAAGCCCTTAAAGACTTATTGATCCGTGAATCCGGATCGTTGGCCGTCTTTGCACTGGTCAGCTTCTTTTTCATTCCACTCATCCTCGCACAGAAAGAGTCGCGCCGGGAGCCGCCTTCGGGCTGGGGCCGTTTCAAATTCATGCCTTGCGCTTTCGCAGAGGCTCGCCCTTTGGCGTTCAAGCCGCCCTCTGGGTTCTTCCCTTCCGCTCTCTGCCATGCTGGAGACTTAGCCATAGAAAATTGTCAATCCGGTTTGGTTAGCCAGTTGAGCGTAGATACCATCTCGGGCCAAAATACCTTCCCCGGGGATCAATACCGTCACAACATCTGAAGCAGTGTTGGTGTCATAAGATGACAACCACCGAGTGCCTTGCGTAGCCGCTGTGCCAGCCGTTACCGTGCCAGAGTTGATGTCTGTAACGGTATATGTGTCTGCTGTCAGCACAGTAACAAGGTAGTTGCCATTAGTAGCTGCTCGGGTTGACACATCCAAACCAAAAGTAAGGCCAACAGCCTCCCCTGTAGAAAGGCCATGCGCCACGCGAGTTACAGTTACAGTATTGCCCGAACGCCCATAAGTAGCAGATACTGGGGCAGTTGTTGTGTCCCAGAAGTTAATTGTGCCCGCCGTAGCGGTACCCATAGAAATTAGACCTTTGAGGCGGTTACGCCCCACAACCATCTGCCCACTTACGTTTAAGTGCGCCGATAGAACGTCATATTGCATCGTCATATTAATCTCCTTTAAAACGGGGGCCTAAACCCCCCTAGATCAATTAAGACGCTTGGGTAAATGTGATACCAGTAGCAACAGCGCAGAAGCCTTTAGCGAACCAGCTAGTGCCATCACTAAACACAGTGACCGAGTCACCTGCAACTGCGGCTGCGCTCACGAAGGAAATGGTGTCATCAGCAGTGCCAGTGTCACCAGCATCGCCAGAAGCGGGGTAAGCCTGACCCTTGATGATGTTAGCGCTAGAGGCGGTAACAATCGTGTAGTTTGCGCCAGAAGGAGCAGCGCCAACAATAAATGTGTACACCAAACCAGCAGCAGGTGCGGGAAGAGTTGTAGCAAACTCAGTTGCAGAACTCAAAACAAATGTAGTGCCAGATTGGGCAGCAGTTACGGAGCCAGCGGCTGTGAGAGTGGTTACGGCAACAGTGCCAGTAACAGTACCGGTTAAGTTACCAATAAAGCCATTTGTGGACGTTACTGGGCCGGAGAAGGTGGTCGATGCCATGATGTATTCCTTACATACAAGTTAAGTGCATCAGTCTGTATGTCGTCAGCCGGGACTGTCTAATGCACCGGAAAACCCCGGATTACTGTGTTTATATCACGGTGCTTCTGTGTGTGCAACAAGTTTATTGGACTTCTTTAAATTTTCTTCTTGCGTAATAACGCGCAAATTCCACGGCACGTGCAGACCACAGACTACGGGGTTTATTAGTGGCACTATGTGATCTACAACGTATCGTTCGCCTGTAATTTTGGTAAGTTGCGTGGCCTGCTCATACAAATGCCGCATTGTTTGCTTTTGTGTTTTTGTAACCCAAGGTGGGGTTGCGTTACGGTGACGGCGCTTGCGTACATTGTTCAATGTTGTGTAGTACTCTGGAAACTTTTCTTTATGCCTACGTTTGTACTCTTGCTTTTCTTCTAAAGGTCGAGCGTTTGCGCGAGCTACTACGGCTTCTTTGTTTCGCTTGTAGTATTCCTGCTTAGCAGTTATGCCAGCTTCAGACTTGTTGTAGCCGCGAAAATACTCGGCACGTGTTTCTTTGCCTTTTGCCCATTCCACTTTCAAACACTCGACGCAGGCTCCCTTGGTTTTGCGCGCTGCAATGTGCCCATGTTTGCAAGGTTGTCCAGTGAAATAATACTTATTGCCGGTTTTCTTTGCTTCTTCGCGGGTCTTGGGTAGGTTTGTGGTATCCATGTTTAGCTCTTGTGTTACGACACAGGTAATATAGCACAAACATTTAAAAAATAAAAAAGGGCCCCAAAGGGCCCTCTTAGTAGTACTTTTGGTACTAGTTTCAGGTTGAACCTGAAGAACCAAACATACCCAGAGGGTCTGACCAGCCAAAGGAATAACGCTCACGAGCTTTGTAGCGAACGTTTCCAGTGTCAAAGTCTCCGTCCATTGAGTTTTGCAGCGGTGTACGAACGAAGTGCTTCAGACCGTTAGGCACGTCAGTGGTCAAGAACCAACCGTTTGTGTCTGTCAAGAAGTGATTGACAGTGTAACCTTCAGGGATTGCGCCCATTTGCTTCAACGCGTTGATATCGTTATCAGCAGTAGCTACACGCAACTCAGTGTCCAACAGGCGTTTAGCCGTGAACATCAAAGCTGGAGGAACAATCAACTTCTTAGGCTTAGCAGCGATCAGCAAACCACGCTCATCTGTCCAAGCGGCGATTTGAATAACGGCGGCTTCCAAAGAAGTCTCGTTCAAGTCAGCTTGTGTAGAAGGAGTGTTGCTGTTGACGCCACCAGAGATCAAGGGGTGAGCTGTGTTAAACAAAGACACGCCATCGCCACCGGGGTAGCTAGTGGAGAAGCCGTTGTTCAAGACTGCAGCAGCCTTAACTTGCTTGGTGTAAGCCATAGCACGAGCCAATGACTTGGTGTAACGAGCAGACAAGCTGTCGTACAAGTTATCTTCAATCGCTTCTTCAGTGATTGAGAAACCCAAGGCGATGGTTTCGTGTGTGTAGCGAGTTGACCATGCTTCTTGTGCATTGTCGTAAGCGATGGCTGAGCCCTCGTTCTTGACAGGTGCGGCTGAGAAGCCAGAAAGCTTGGTCTCTTCTTCGAATGAACGCTCAGAGGTCTCTGTTTCGTAGATCTCTTTGTGCTCTTCGCCGTAGCGAGCATACTCCATACCGAACAAAGCGTTCAGACCGGGGAGCAACTCTTTCAGCAGTTGTGCGCGTGAAATAGCCATGATTTAGCTCCTTTTGTTTAAACGCCAGAAGCGATAGTGGTTGTATGAATCTCAAAGTTCCAACGAACAATGAGCTCGGGGTACACGACGTTACCTGAACCGTTAACGTATGAAGTCTCATAGACAACATCGACAACGTTCATAGGCAATGTACCTGTAGTAGCAGAAGAAGCAACCGCAACACGGCTATTGCCAGTTGAAGTCAAGCCAGTGTTCTGCACCAATGCTACGTTAGTACCAATAACGGTAAATTGCGTAGTAGAGGAAGGCAGCAAGCCAGAAGTAGCATCGTCGGCTGTAGCGCCAGTAGCAATCACAGCTTTAAACAGCGTATTGGGGTCATTACATACATAAGCAGTAATGTACGTACCAGTGGGCGCTGATGTACTAGCTGGGAAATACTGAGCAAAAATGGTCTGACCTTGCGAGTTAACGTAAGAGCAGCCCAAGAAAACACCAATCACTTGCGACGTTGTAACAGTTGCGCGAGCTGTGTTAATAGCAGATTTGATAATCGTACCATTGTCAATCATCTCGACAACATCACCGTAGAAAATGGCAGTGTTGTAGCCCGAAGCAATCCGGTACTGGCGAGTAGCGCCCGCGAAGGGTGTACCACCGTACAGATTGATCGGCTTTAGCCCGTAAGGGGCGTTTACCGTTGGAAAAGCCATAAAAGACTCCTAATTTATGAACCAGAACCGAAAGTGACCTTGGTTTTCTTTTCTGAGAAAAGGGGCATCCGAGGATCGCTTTCACGAAGGAAATTGTTGTCCACTGAGTCCATCTGAGCCTTGTTCTGGTTGGAGTAATACTCCATCCGTTGTTTCAAGAACTCTTCCGGAATTCGGCAGAGCAACAGACCGCCCACTTCAACGTTGCCTTTAAAGCGACCTTCCGTGGTAGCGTGCATCATGAGCTCGGGATAATCTTCTGCTTTGCAGGGTTCATATCCTTCGCGTAACTTCGAAGAAATGTTGCTTGGATCAGCGTTACCCAACGTGCTTATACGCACCCAACGGTGCGACCAGCCCGGACGGTTGTCAGGACTAGGAAGGGCCTCGGGAGGACGCCACGCCTCTGGGCGTTGCATCACTTGACGAGAATCCGCTTCACGAGCAGTACGGTTTTGTGTCTTACCAGACGTTAATACTTGATCCATTATTCACCTCTTTTCAGTTGAGCAACCTGTTTAGCGTATTCTTCCAAAGGAACCCCAAGACGGCGAGCGATCGCTGCTTCGGATGCCTTCAACCTAATACGATTAGGCGGAGTGCTACGGGAGGCCGGAGCCACCACATTAGCGGGTTTTGTTGCACGGCGCGGAGGTTCTTCCTCGTAAGCCGGTTCTGATACCTTTTTCGAAGGAGTATCATCTTCATCGCTCTGAGTATCATCTTCATAATACTCAGGAAATCTTCGACGCATAGTAGCATCTACTCGTTTGTAGTACTCGTCACTGCCCACAAAGTCAGCACCATTTTCCTTAGCCAGCTTTTGATGCAACCCGAGGGCGGAAGCTGTCATTTCAGGATCAGTGCCAAACCAAGTGTTTTTCTGCATCCAACGCTGATCGCGCTGTGACACATTTGGCTGATTTGTACTACGTTGTGGTATTTGTACATCATTTTCTTCAACTTGTAAAGGCCTCATGTTCTGAACTTTGTCTAAATTCAGTGTTGCCTTAGCAACTTCCGCTTGCGCTTCTACTACAGCATCGGAATCGCCAGCCTCATAAGCCTCTTTATATCGCTTCTTAGCATTCTCAAATTCCATCTCTGCAGATGACTTTGACTGCTCAATGTACGCCCTTGACCCAAGCGACACTTGTTCTTGTAGCTTGCGGTTTTGATCCCACAATTGCTTGGCTAGCTTTTCAGCCGCCTCGCGTTCACGCAGTGCTTCTTCTTTAGCACGGCGCTCATCGTGGTATCCACGTGTAAATTTCTTCAGACGCGACTGGACTTTCTCGTCATAAGAGGCGAGTTCATCTTCAGTGGGGTCTTCAGGTGGTGTGTCATCGGGCTTGCGGCCACGATCTTTTTTAGGAGTGTCGTCTTCGATTTCTACATCAAAGCCATCATCCTCTACTGCTTCGGGTTTACCCTTAGCTTCTTTCTCATCGGGGAACTCAAAGTCCTCGCCTTTAAACTCTGCTTGTGCCATTAGTTACTCCTTATGATGCACGTGTAATACCACGGGGGTCTTCCACGACTGCTTCAACCGAATCATCATTGAGGATGCGGAATTCACGGCCATGAATCTTCAGACGGGTGCCTGAATTTGGGCGGACGATGATGAAATCACCTTCCTTGCAACTCGGCCCGCTAGGGAAACGAGTGGTGTCTTTATAGCAGTCAGGCCCAAGCTTGACGACAAATAGAACGGGAGTGAGTACTTCCTCATAGTGCATAGACTGGCTGGATTTAAGAATCCCTACGTCACTCTCTGCATACTCCTGCATAGCTTCAGGCACCACACACAAAATGTGAAATGTACGTGGGTCAGGCAACTGCTTGGCTTTATCTTCGGCTGGCTTATTAAGAATGCCGGACAAGTCCACAGCAGCGATATCAAATTCAGTCATCGGATTTCTCCATTTTTTGCACGAGCTCATTAATAATATTTTCTGTGAGGTTGAGACCTCGGATGACCCCACAGACTTGGCGATACTCTTCTATGCTGTCAGCTCTACCCGCTGCAACATAGGCTTCTCGCTCTTGTTTTAACTTTTCAATTTCTTTGACGACATGCGCCAAAAGTTTGTAGTCGTTCAACGTTACTCCTTCTTAGGTTTTTGAGATGCTCTTTGTGCCATTTGCATGGCCATCTGAGCGCGGTTTTTGGCGATGTCAACGCCAAGTTTTACACCTTCAAGCTGTTGATGCTTTTGAAGTTTGTCTTTTGCAGCGGCTGCGCTTGCACCAACTTGCATAGCCGCGATTTCTCTTTGCGCCGCAATGCGGGCTTCTTCAATCTTGAGTTGGTCAGCTTTAGCTGCCGCGTCAATCTGCTGTTTTTGTGCTTTAAGCTGCAACTCTTGCATCTTGATTTGCAACTCTTGTTGTTGCATTTGGATGATCGGGTCTTGCGCTTGTTGCTGAGCTTGCTGTTGTGCGGCCTGTGCTTGAGCTTGTTGCGTTAAACGAACAGATGCTTGTGCAGAAAGTTGTGCAACTTGTGCAGCCACTTCTGGAGACATGTTCTTTTCTTGTTCCTCTGTTGGCAACAGGAGACCAATACTTGCCTCGACTTCTTTGCGATATGCAAACGCCAAGTGCTCGTTGATGTGAGCCATCATCGCAGCCACGATCGCCTGACCTTGCGGGGTAGACTGAATAAGACCCATAACCTTGGGGTTCTGTAGCATGCTTGTGTGCACTGCAATATGAGCCTGATGGTCTTGCTCAAGGAACGCCTTATTAGGTTTACCAGTCAGAGCATTTTGATTCTCTTGCACTGGATCAACAGGTGTCGCATCGTCCTCAATTGGAATAAGTTTTGCTGCGTTCTTGATGCCCAACACTTCAATCATCTGACGGTGCAAGAGTGGCAAGTTGTACAACTGGGGTGCTGTTTGTGCGAGTTGAAGTGCGGCCTGATACTGCACAATCTTCTGCGCCATCGTTGCAGCGTTTGGATCGCTCACAGGAATAACAGCAACCATGTCGTAGTCAGTTTTCTTCGCCTTACGTGAACCTTCAATTGGCTCGTAGTCGTAGTCTTCTGGTGTGTAGTCAGCAATGATGGCCTTTAAGAGTTTGAACTCTTGCTTCATGCTGTAGTGCATACGCGCTTGCACAGCACCCATCACTTTTAATGTGCGCTCAAGAATAGCCAACGTTGTGCCCACAGGTGCTTGCGCACTCATGTCACTGACCTTCATGTCTCCTGCGGACGCGAACTGCCTACCCTCTTGCACAATGTTCTGGAACAAAGTGTAGAGAACCTGACTGGGTTCCTTGTACGGCAGAGGCAAGATATTGTCTCTAATTGAACCACTGGGTACGTCAACATCACGAAACTCTCCCGGTGCGATCGGCGTGTCATCGCCCTTGATTCGTAGCCCTCTTGACTTGAGTCCGCCCGGTAAATTACTGAGCGTACCTGCATCAACGAGCTGCCTGATGAGCATGGTCGCGCTCTTCGCATATCCGCCGATAAGGTGAATGAGACCATAGCCATAGAAGCCAAACCCCGGTATGTATTGGTAGTGAACAAAGTGCTGGCGCTTGGTGTGAAGTTCATCGCCCTCATACCAATTGCGGCGAATAGCAAGAATCTTACTTGTCGCTTTCTCAACAGTCACAACATACGGCAGTGCGATACCTGTCTTCTCGCCCTTCTTGTTCTCGTGCTCGTATCCCTTCAAGTCAAGGTCAACGTGCATCTCAAGTATGCGGAACCTATCATCTTGCAGCGCTGACATGCCCATCTCTTCAGCTTTCTGCTTCTCAATATCATCAAGCTCATGCGACGGATCACCCAAGTCCACGTCCATGTAGAACCCAGCTTCTTGCAGCTTAGTGGGAACAACAATATCTTCTGCGGGGATGAACATCGCAACTTGACGTCCAATGCTTGGGTCGTAGTAAACCTTCTTAAACGCACTGCCTGCAAGGGGTAGATTCCACAATAGCTTCTCATGCTCTGGGCGATACTCCACCATCACATCAGTCAATTGGTAGTTCATGTCTTCCCGCACGCGAGTAGATGCTTCTTCTTTCTCTGGCGTGTCTTTCCCCAAGATTTGCGTTTTCACGGGGCCAGCGGCGGGGAACGTCTCCATGATTCCCTCTGACTGAAAGCGCACAACTGACTCAGTCAACATCGGGTGGAATACACCACAAGCACCTTGCCATGGCTCTGTTCTATCTTCGTACTTCAAGCCCAGTAACTTCAAGCCATCAACGTAGGTTTGTATCCAGTCTTTGCGATCACCAATGTCTTTAGTGAAATCGCTAACCAACTCGGAGCCTAATGAATCTAGCGCACTCTCGTCCATGAACTCAGCAAGGTTGGCATCAAATTCTTCATCCGTATCTTCTTTGCCGGGTGAGAGTTCAATCTCAATATCACCCATGCCAATGCGTACGCTTTCTGGGTCTTCAATCTCAATCTCAATTGGAGGAGCCATCATGTCCTCGTCTTCGATACCCAGAGGGGCTGCGTACAAACCTTTGTCGATAGAACTTGTTGCCATTTTGTATCCTTAAACTGTATAGAACCGCTCACGGCGGTGGCTCTTAAACCA